CTCCCCTCATGATGTACCTGGACTTTATGATAGCTTTGGACTCCCTGGCTTTGATGAACTCTACTGTTCATATGAAAAAGATCCGACCATTAAGAAAAAAACTATTAAAGCACAGGAACTCATTCTTAATCTCCTTAAAGAACGTGCGGAAACGGGTCGTATCTACATTATGAATATTGACCATTGCAATTCACATTCTTCATTTAAAGATAAAGTGAATATGAGCAATCTCTGTCAAGAGATTACTTTACCTACGGATCCAATTCAGCATATTGATGATTCTATGGGAGAAATTGCACTTTGTATTCTCTCTGCTATTAATGTTGGTAAAGTGAAGTCTGATGAAGAACTTGAGGAACTTTGTGACCTTTCAGTTCGTGGTTTGGATGAATTGATTGACTACCAAAAATACCCCGTAGTGGCGGCAGAAATCGCCACCAAGGCGCGTCGTTCCCTTGGTATAGGATTTATCGGTCTTGCTCACTATTTGGCAAAACTTGGGTTTGATTATGATTCTCAAGAAGCATGGGATGCAGTTCATGGTCTTTCTGAATCTTTCCAGTATTATCTTCTGAAAGCATCAAATCAACTTGCTAAAGAGAAGGGTTATTGTGAATACTTTGGTCGAACTAAGTATGCCGATGGTATTCTTCCGATTGATACTTACAAAAAAGACGTAGACGAAATTTCATCCATTTCTTATCAGCATGATTGGGAAGCACTTAGAGCATCAATCTTGGAGTACGGTCTCAGGCACTCAACACTGTCCGCACAGATGCCTTCGGAGAGCAGTTCCGTTGTGTCAAATGCAACCAACGGAATCGAACCTCCTCGCGGATACTTGTCCGTTAAGAAATCGAAGAAGGGACCACTCAAGCAGATTGTTCCTCAATATCACTCTCTCAAGAACAACTATACGCTTCTTTGGGATATGCCTAGTAATAATGGTTATATTAATGTTGTTGCAGTAATGCAAAAGTTTTTTGATCAGGCAATCTCTGGTAATTGGTCTTATAATCCAGAAAATTATTCTGACAATGAAGTTCCAACTTCGATAATGGCACAAGATTTTCTGATGACTTATAAGTATGGTTGGAAAACAAGTTATTATCAAAATACTTACGATATTAAAACTGATGAGGTAGTTGAAGAATCCAAATCTGAGTTACAAAATCTTCTGGATGATATTATGGAATCTATTGAGGAAGATTGTGAAAGTTGTAAAATTTAAGTCTATTAAATAATTTACGTGAGAGAAGGAGTTATGGAATTTAAAATTTCATCTACAGGGGCACAAACGAATGTCAAAGGAATGACCGTATTCAATACAGATAAAGTGGATACCAAAAAGCAACCAATGTTTTTTGGAAAACCACTTGGAGTTCAGAGATATGATTCATACAAATATCCAGTATTTGATAAACTAACTACTCAGCAACTTGGATACTTCTGGAGACCTGAAGAGGTGTCTCTCCAGAAGGATCGTGGAGATTATCAAACACTTCGACCAGAACAGAAGCATATCTACACTTCTAATCTGAAGTATCAGATTATGTTAGATTCTATTCAAGGTCGTGGTCCTGGGATGGCATTTATTCCATATTGCTCTATTCCCGAATTAGAAGCATGTATGGAGGTGTGGGGATTTATGGAGATGATTCATAGTCGCTCATACACTTATATTATTAAAAATGTCTATTCAGACCCCAGTGAGGTGTTTGATACTATTATTAAAGATGAACGCATTCTAGAACGTGCTAAGAGCGTTACAGAGTCATATGATGACTTCATTCAATCAGCTCAATATTATGGTGCTACCGATCAATGGATGCATCAAATTGAAGGAGTTACATACGCAAAGGAATCTCTTAATGACGTTAAAAGAAAACTCTATAGAGCAATCGCAAACGTTAATATTCTTGAAGGTATTCGCTTTTACGTTAGTTTTGCTTGTTCTTTCGCTTTCGGTGAACTTAAGCTTATGGAAGGATCGGCTAAAATTATTTCTCTCATTGCAAGGGACGAAAATCAACACCTAGCAATCACGCAGAATATTTTGAATAAGTGGCGTGATGGTGATGACCCAGAGATGAAACAGATTATGAAAGAAGAAGAAGAATGGACATACAAAATGTTTGATCGTGCTGTAAATGAAGAAAAACGATGGGCAGATTATCTGTTCAAAGATGGAAGCATGATTGGACTCAATGACAAACTTCTTCAGCAATATGTTGAATGGATTGCAAATAGAAGACTTAAGGCAATCGGACTTAAACCACAGTATGATATTTCAGCAAACAACAACCCACTTCCTTGGACTCAGCACTGGATCTCTTCTAAGGGTCTCCAGGTGGCACCACAGGAAACGGAAGTTGAATCTTATGTTGTTGGTGGGATTAGACAAGATGTGAAAAAGGACACTTTTAGTGGATTTAAACTTTGATATTTTGGGGAGGATTGACCTCCCCTTTTTTTATAAATAAAAGTAAAAGTATAAGATTAAAATGTCCGATATTTTAAAGATTTACGAAGCATATCATCAAGTTTATGCTCCACAAGAAGTTGATGAAGCAACTGCGATGGCAAAGCGTGGTCATGATGAAACTGCAATTCGTCAAAAGATTGCTAAATCAACTGGTGGTGGAGAAGCAGCAGACAGAGCGACTTCACTTGAGAATAAACCAACTTATGGTGATGCCAAGAAGGCAAAAGCAAGACAAGAACTTGCTAGAAAGCAGAGAGGCGATTTCCGTAAGACCACTTCATCATCCCCTGGACTTCATGGATATGCCCATAAGTCTGATGATGCTGGAGTAAAGGCAAAACAGGCAGCAAGAGGTGCTCAAAGAGGTGCTCTAACTCCTGCTGAGAAGAAGCAACTTAATAGAGAAGAGTTTGATATCTTTGATACTGTTTTAGAATTTCTTTGTGTAGAAGGATATGCAGAAACTCTAGAGGAAGCAGAGTGGATTATGGCAAATGAATTGAGTGTTGAAGATATTGGTGACATTGTGGAAGCGCAATTAAAGTATGGTGGAGACAATTCTCCATTTAAGAGCAGAGAAGATTTCTTAGCTGCTGTAGAGGCAAATAGAAAAAAAGAGGCAAAAAAACCTAAAGAACAAAGAAAGGCAGAACTTGATGCCTACATTAAAAGACAAAAAGAAAATAAGTAATAAATAAAAGGAATATTGCTATAACCCACCTAATTTAACGTTAGGTGGGTTTAATAATTTAAGATAGTATCATTTTTTGGTGGAAAATTTTTTATGCCTAAAAATCAATTAGTTAAAGAAGAACTGAAAGTTCGTGTTTTAAAATTAAAAGATAAACTTTATAAGGAACATATTCGTCCAGAAATGGACATGAAAGGGATTGCTCATAAATATCTGAACGAAGTTCTTGATATAATTGATGAGTATAGATATTGACTATGAAAATCCTTGGACCTACAATGGAAAATTATTTGGTTCAAGTGATATTCAAGATTATTTTGGTTTTGTATATCATATACATTGTAATAAAACTAATAGGGAATATATTGGTAGAAAATATTTCTGGAGTTTCCGCACACCAAAGGGAAAATCTAGAAAGGTTAAGGCAGAATCTGACTGGAAGTGCTATTATGGATCGTGCCCAGAACTCAAAGAGGATGTGATAAAATATGGTAAGGAGAATTTTACGCGCACTATTCTTTCATTACATAAAACAAAGGGAAAAACAAACTTTGAAGAGACAAGACAACTCTTCTTCCACAATGTCCTCACAGAAGGGCTTGACGACGGAACCCCAAGGTACTACAATAGCAACATCCTCAACAGGTACTTCCGAAAAAATTATTATGGAAACTGCGATTGAACCAGTAGTCCAAATTAGAGATTGGTCTATTGATAGGATTCATTATCTTGCAGATACTGGAAATATTGAACAGCAATTAAATGCTGTTGCAATTGCAGAAGAATTTGACGAATGGATCAATCTTCCTGAGGGAGATAATGAATTGGATTATCTTTGTCTTGAAAGAGAAGAAGGATTTGGTGATCAAGAAATTGATGTTCGGTAATCCAACCAATTGACAAATTCTAAATATTAACATATTATGTTAGAACCCACCCAAATGGTGGGTTTTTCGTTATTAGTCCTTGAGTGACATTTAGAGCCTAGGAGATTGCCCTCTGAGAAGAGGGAAGTGCGCTTTCTCTATTAGGATGTAGAGTTCTATTAATTTTAATGCTTAACTTCTTTACTGTAGCCGTTCCTCTTATGGCAATGGTTACAACCAATACGGCAACACTGCCTTTCTCTAGTTATAAACTTCAAGGTCCTCCTCCACCCGTGGAGAAACCTTATTCAATCATTAAAGAGTTTGAACCCGAGAAGACAGCAATCCTAGAGGTTGCACCACCAAAACCAAAAGAGAAAAGGTTAATTTGTAAAGGGTGTTCAGAACATGAACAACTTGCTGTGGATTATTTCCAAGAGCAAGGAATTAAAGACAGAAACGCCCTTGCTACTATCCTGGGCAATATTAAGCAGGAAT